TAGTAGTCCTTATATCAACAGTTCTCCCTGGAACAACCAGGAGAGAGTTTATTGATTTAATTCCAAATGCCAGATTCGTTTACAATCCATACTTAATTGCTATGGGTACAGTAAAGTGGGATATGGTTAATCCAGAAATGGTAATGATTGGAACGGAAGATGGAAGTGAAACAGGTGACGCATTGGAACTTGTGGACTTTTATAAAACAATTATGCAAAATACACCCAGGTATATTATAGGTACATGGGACGAAACAGAATGTATTAAAGTATTTTACAACACATTCATATCAGCAAAAGTTAGTCTAGTAAACATGATACAGGATGTTGCAGAAAAATCAGGTAACATAAACGCAGAAGTAGTTTGTGATGCATTGGCAACATCAGATAGACGTATTATGGGTCCAGGATATATGAAGCCAGGTATGGGCGATGGTGGTGCATGTCACCCTAGAGATAATATCGCTTTACGTTGGATGGCTGAAGAACTTGATTTAGGATATGATTTATTTGATGCCGTAATGCTAAGTAGAGAAAAGCAAGCCGAAAACATGGCCCTTAGACTTACTAAAGAAGCAGGACAATGGCACCCAACAACAAAAACCTTTGTGCCTGACTTGCCAGTAGTTATTGTGGGTAAAGCATATAAACCACTAGTGGAATATGAGGCTGGTTCAGCCAGTATGCTTGTTGGCCACTATGTAGAGAAATTAGGATTTAATCTTTACTACTATGATGAGAAAACAGGTGATATGCCGCCACAGGATGTTTTAGACAATCCTGCAGTATATTTACTAGCACATAATCCAGGTATTACCTACGGTGATCAGTTAGATACAGTACCAGGCTGGTATGGAGATCATAAAGTAACTGATTGCGATGACGCACTGATATCAACTGGTAACGGAACAGAACTAACATTTTGTAAGGGAAGTGTCGTAATTGATCCATGGCGTAAAACACCAGATATGGATGGTGTAAAAGTAATACATTACGGAAATACTAGGAAGTAATATGTCTGAACCTAAGTATTGTAGTTTACTTTGGGCTCATATGAGTAATGAGCCCTTAGGTCAAGTCAGAACTTGTTGTATAGCAAAAGAACGAGTGAAAGACGATAACGGTGAAGACTTTACATTAGGTTCAACTTCGGTGCGTGATATTTTTCACAGCAATTACTACAAAAAAATTAGACAAGAAATACGTGAAGGTAAACTACCTGATAATTGTGAGCCTTGTTGGAGAGAAGAAGCAAATGGTAAAAAATCTAAAAGGCAAATTTATAATGAATATGCTGAATGGAGATTGGATCCTATAGACTACTCTGCAGAACCTGATATGCCTCAGGACATGCAAATCATTTTAAGTACAACATGTAATTTAAAATGTAGAAGTTGTAACCCAAATTATAGTAGTAAATGGGTTAAAGAAGCAAATGCCAGAGGCTTACCTTATTTTAAAGAAGTTGTCCCAATTCCAATGGACGATCAAGAGCGATCTAAGTTTTGGACAAAGATGGATGACTGGATTCCACATATAAAAAATTTAGAAATTATGGGCGGTGAGCCATTATATATGAAGGAGTTTAAAACTTTTGCAGAAAAATTAATAGACCAAGGATATGCTAAAAATATTGGTATAAATTTTAGTACTAATGGTACCCAAGCAGGTGGTGAATTTTTAGAAAGAGTTATAGAAAATTTTAATAATGTTGCATTTAACGTAAGTATAGACGGCATTGGTAAAAGATTTGAGTACTTAAGATTTCCAGGTAAATGGGAAGAAGTATCTGTTAATTTAGATAAAATACATAACTGGGTAGAGGAAGGAAAAATTCATGCCGGCATAACAAATACAGTTACAATTCTAAACTTGATGTATTTGCCAGAGTTTCATAAAGAATTTAGGGAACGTTGGCCTAGGTTTGACATTTTTCATAATATTGCAAACTTACCTAGTTGGTTTAACCCTAATGTATTACCAGATCATATGAAAGAGCGTAGTGTAAGTGAACTACAAAAAGCAATTAGAGAAGGAGCATTTGATCAAAAATATGTTTCTGAGATGAAGGGTATTTTGAGACATGCTACAGCAAGACAAAAAGATACTGTAACAGCATATGGTGAAGGAGAAAGTAATACTATAGAAAGTGAGATAGCAGTACGTTGGAATATGTTTAGAAAGCAAGTAGTGTCAGGAGATCAATATAGAAAAGAAGATTTTAGAGAAGTTTTTCCAGAGCTATGGGACATAGTAAAAGAAGATTTTGATTATGATTTATTATATACACGGGCAGAAAAAGATCCAATGTATGGTGCAATAGAAAAAGGAACATATATATAATGAGTAATACGTATTGTCCATTACCTTGGATGCATTTAGGAACACACCCACATGGCGGAGTAACGCCATGTTGTATTTCTGATATGACCGCAGGAAAAAATAGAGCAAGAAATTACGGAGAAGAACAGGACGAGTTCTTTAACCTAAATGATCATGATATAGAAACACATATGAATAGTGATTATTTTAAACAAATTAGAAGGGAGATGCTAGAGGGTAAAGAGCCTGTAGCATGTAAAAGATGTTATGATGAAGAAAGAAAGGGAATTGAGAGCAAAAGAACTTACGAGTCCAAGATATATAGGGACTATGACACCGATTACGCAACCAGACTTACTGATGCGGATGGGAGCATACCTATGGATCTTCGCTTTGTTGAGCTTAGGCTTGGTAATGTGTGCAATGTTAGGTGTCGTACTTGTAACCCAGCAAGTAGTTCACGTTGGGTGGCAGACTATAAAAAAATTGTGGATTCCCTGGACTTCGTAAACGACGGATACAGTTGGTTAGACCACAAACATGACTTCCAATGGCCTGAAGATGAAAATTTTTATGAGGATTTATTTAAATGTGCGCCTAATATGGAAGTATTATATATTAATGGTGGAGAACCTACATTAATAAAAGCACATTGGAAGTTTTTAGAAATGCTAGTAGAGAGCGGACGTAGTAAAAATATTATATTGTGGTATAATATCAATATGACTAGCATACCAGATAAAGCAATTCCACTATGGAAAGAATTCAAAGAAGCAAGAGTATGTCCAAGCATAGACGACCTAGCACACAGAAACAAATACATAAGGTTCCCTACAGAATGGTCAGATGTAGAGAACAATTTAGATACTATATTAGCAGTACCAGAACTTACAGTTAGAATAACGCAAACTGTAAGTGCATATAGTTACATTTATTTAGACGAGTTTTTAAATTGGTCACCATGTCCAGTTGATATGAACTTTGTATATGACCCTGATTACCTATCGCCCGGAATATTACCTCCTGTCGTGAGACACGAGGCCCATGCCAAGTTTAGAAAAACGATGGGTAACAGACATGAACTCGGAACATTGTTAAGCATGTATAATGACGATGATTGGGATGAAGTTAAGTGGGAACACTTTTGTCGGTACAATGACGAGTTAGACAAAATACGCCAACATGAAGAAGGTTGGAGGGAAGTATTCCCTGAATTAATAGAACTTTTAGACAAACATAAAATACAACATGTATACAACTAAGACAAAAAATAATATTAGGATAGTTAGTAAAGAAGATTACGATATGCCTATGTTTGAAGAAATTGTTGGCGATGTATCTATTATAAATTATACTTTTGTTAGTGAAAGTGAAATAACAATTTTCACTAGAGATGCATTAGAAATTTTACCATTAACAAAAACTGTATATATAAATTATTGTGAAGAGGCACTACATAGCACCTACTGGAATATAATTTTTGACCTGTGTAAAGATAAAGGATATAAAAGAATAGTATGGACTGATGGAGGATTAACAAAAGGACATTTATTAAGACACCTTGATAATGTAGATATATTACACAAGACAAGTTGTTTTGCTTTTAACAGATTAGAGTATAATTATAAATCCATTATAGGAAAAGGACTTAACCCTAAAACTACACATTTTGTATCTCTTGCTAGAATGCCTAGATCAGAAAGAATTTATTTTACAGGAAAATTACTAGAAAAAAAGATACAAGATAAAGGAATAGTAAGTTGTGGATGGGGTGATAAAGATTTTTTCAATAGTAATGGTCCATATTCCCATAATAATAAAGAACTTATTGAAGAGTTTTTAGTTAAATCTGAATTTATAAATAAATTTCCAGTAGATTTAGGAGATGACGACGATCAACAATGGGATAATTTACATAATTTTGAAGATGCTGTTTTTAATATTGTAATGGAAAGTAGCACAGGATATAATGAAACTTGTGCTGAAGCAGTTTATCAAAATAAAAGTTATGGATGGTGTAGAGTTAATACTGACAGATATTTTTTAACAGAGAAAACCACAAAAAGTTTTTATTGCCGTCAACTACCTTTATTTGTTGCACCTGCAGGTTATGTAGAACATTTACGAAAACTAGGATTTGATGTATTTGATGATATTTTAAATCATAATTACGACAAAGAAGATAATATTTTTTCTAGATGTGATATGATAATTAGCCATCTTGAAGAGTTAATTGTAACTCCTGTAGATGAATGGAATAACATATTAAAACATCTTAAACCTAGATTTGATAGAAACATTGAATTATGTAGAAAACTTGGTGATAGCAATCGAGAAATAGAATGGATAAACAGTCTGATAATATAAACTTTGAAGAAGTCAAAGATAATGATGTAATGTGTATCCTGCCATGGATTCATATGCACCCTTGGCCAAACGGCAAAACTATGCTTTGCTGTGATTCTCCATGGGAAGATTATATAGGTGATTTACGAGAAAACAGTTTAGAGGAAGTATGGAACAGCGAAAAAATGAAACAAGTTCGCTTAAACATGTTAAACGGTAAAAAGTGTTCACAATGTGTACGTTGCTATGAGAAAGAAGAAAAAGGTCATGACAGTTTAAGAGTTAGAAGTAACCGAGATTGGCTGGAACCACATTGGGACAAAGTTGCAAAGACTAATGCAGATGGGAGTTTAGATGATTTGCACATTGTATATTTAGATTTTCGTTTTAGTAATGTGTGTAACTTACGTTGCAGGTACTGTGGTCCGGAACTAAGCAGTAATTGGTTTCAAGATGCTGTAAAGAGCAGTTTTAATATTACACCCACAGAACAAGTAATACAAATACGCAAAGATGTAGATGGATTTATGGATGAATTTGAACCCATGCTGGAACACATAGAGCAGATCTATTGGGCAGGCGGTGAACCTATCATAATGGACGAACATTGGGCCATAATGAATAAACTTGTTGAAATGGGTAAGACAGATATACGGATTTTTTATAATACAAACTTTACAAAATTAAAATATAAGAAATATGATGTATTAGATTTATGGAAAAACTTTGATAATATAAGTATAGGTGCAAGTTTAGATGCAGAAGGAATACGTGGAGAATATCAACGTAAGGGTACAAAATGGCTAGACGTGGTAAATAACATAGAGAAATTAAGAAAAGAAGCACCAGACATTGATTTTTATGTAAGTGCTACTGTAAGTGCCTATAATGCCTGGCATATAACTGATTTCCATAGGAATTGGGTAGAAGCAGGATATATTAAACCAGGAGATTGGTACATGAATGTGTTACTAAATAATCCACGTTTTAGAATGAGTGTACTGCCTACTGAGTTTAAGGAAAAAATTAGAATGAAATGGCAAAGGCATCTAGCATGGCTAGAACCTCAAGACCATATTGGTAGAGCCACAGAAGGATATAAAAGTGCTATAAAATTTTTAGATGATGATCATTCAGAACTATGGCAAGAATTTAAAAATTTTAATACAGAATTCGACAAATTAAGGGACGAAACATTTAATGATGTTTTTCCAGAATTGGCAGAACTATGACAGAGATAAGAGTAAAAGAACCGCAAAACCCCACAGAGGGAGAATACAGTCTAGACCAATATGGAGAACTAGTAGTATATAAAGACGGTAAATGGAGACGAGCATGACAAAACATTTTTGTCCAATGCCATTTGTAAATTTAGAAGCCAGAACTGACGGTGGTATAGCAATCTGCTGTCAAATGGATGAAGTTATGCAAAAAGATAAAGATAATAAATTTTGCTTAACAGAGGATACATTAAGTGATGGTTGGAAAAGTGAATGGTTAGCAAATCTTAGGAAAGACTTTTTAGATGGTAAAAAACCAGAAGCCTGTTATAGTTGTTGGACAGCCGAGGATGCCGGAATAGATAGTAAACGTCAAAGAGCATTGAGAGATTTTCCTACAGCATTAGAAGAAGCAAAGCAAGGACATATCAATCACAAGCCTATTGCTATGGACTTAAAGTTAGGAAATATCTGTAACAATAAATGTAGAATTTGTAGTAGTTATGCTAGTAGTTTGTGGGTTCCGGAGGAGAAAAAATACGATAAGTTTTTACAAGAGGAAAGAGGATATGGTAATCAGTTTTGGGACCATATGAGACAAGTGGGTAGATGGCCAGAAACAAACGAAAGTTTTTGGGAAGATTTTGAAAACCTAAGTACCGATTTAAAAGTACTAGAGTTTTATGGTGGTGAACCACTGCTTATAGACAGACATTATGATATATTAGAAAAATTAGTAGAGTCAGGAAAAAGCAAAGATATGACCTTGTTGTATAACACTAACGGAAGTATATATCCAGAAAAAGGTACTGACATTTGGAAACATTTCGACAGAGTATTACTAAGTTTTAGTTTTGATGGAGTAGGCAAACAATTTGAATATATTAGACATCCTGCTAAATGGGATAAAGTGCAAGAAAACTTACAACGAATTATTGATTTAAATATTCCTTCTATACATTTAGATATTTGCTATACAGTAGGTATTTTTAACATTTACTATATGGAAGAAATATTAGAATGGAGGGATAATTTTAAACCAGATTTACCTGTATATTTTAATCATGTCTACACACCACAGCATTACAGTTGTAAAGTACTTCCTTCAGCAGTAAAAGAAAAAATTGTTGATAAGTATAGAGGAAATAATCACCCAGATATAGTAAGTTCAGTAAAGTATTGTACTGACGTAGATTACGACCAAGCAGAATTAGAAAAATTTTATTCCTCAACTAAGTTTAGTGATCAATTTAGAGGCGAAAGTTTTAAAGAAACTTTCTCAGAGTTTTACGAATTACTTAAAAAATACGGAAACGCACCTGAGGAGTTTTAATGAAGTTTGATCGATTAATGTTTTTTGGAGATAGTTTTGCAAGGGAAATATCTAATAAACAGTATTGTTGGAAAACATTGTTATCCATAAAACTTGGCGGTATAAAAATTGGCCATTGGGGGCAAGGTGGATCGTCAAGAGAAGTAGCATATAATAATTTTAAAAAATATTTAGAATCAGGAGAAAATAAAATTACAGACTTATGTATTTTTTGTTGGACTAGTGACGATAGAAGAACAATAAATTGGAAGGGCCAACTCAAAACTTTTATTGCAGAATTTAATGATGATAAAGAATGGAATAGTTTAATGTCCAAAATTATAACCGAAGATAAAAACAATGAACAAACAAAAGCAATAAATGATATGTCCTATTATGCCGCGAATTATTTAATGAAAAAATATAACGTTAAGAACTTACAATATTTTTGTTTTGAAGATTCTGCAAACAATTTTAATGAAGATTTTGATATAAATTCTTTAGTAAAAAATGCAGAAGATTTTAGCGAAGAATATTACTTTGATAAAAACTTAGATCATTTCAGCCCATTTGCCGCACACGAGTTTGTAAATAAAATATACCAAGATTTAAAGGTAAAACATGGCAAAAGAATTTAGAGAAAAATATGAGTAATAGAGATTACATGAACAACAAAACATTTTGTCCATATCCATGGATTTCTATAATGACTCAACCTACTGGAGCGGCTAATTTTTGTTGTGTGGCTAGAAAACAATTCCAAAATGATGACGGTACAATGTTTAATTTAAACAACGGCGATAAAATTGAAAGTGTATGGAACAATAATCATATGAAAGAAGTAAGACGCCAAATGATTGAAGGAGAATCAGTACCTCAATGTACTAGGTGTTACGATCAAGAAGATATGGGATTTCCAAGTTATAGATTAAATTATATAAGAGATTGGTTCGAGTATAGTCCTTATGGAGAAAAAATACATGAGATAATAGAAAAAAGTATGGATAACGATTATCATGTAACAGAACCTCCTATGTATTTAGACTTTAGGCTTGGAAACATGTGTAACCTTAAATGTAGAATGTGCCAACCACAAAATTCTAGTCAGATACAAAAAGAATATAAAAAAATAGAAAGTAAAAGTCCAGAGTCAGCACAATTTATTAAAGAAAATTTTACCTGGGGGCATTTTGCTGACCATGTAACACCTTGGGAAGACGACCCAGAATTTTTAAGGCAGGTAGAAGACTGGTTGCCTGGTGTAAACAGATTATATTTTACTGGTGGCGAACCAACTATTATAGAACGAGTATATTGGATAATGGAAAAATGTGTCGAAATGGGAATAGCACAAGACATAGACTTAGTTTTTAATAGTAACATGACTAATGTACAAAAACGTTTTATTGATCTCGTAGAAAAGTTTAAAAGTGTATTGATGTGTGTAAGTGTTGATGCTTATGGAAGTGAAAACGAATACATACGTGGTGCAAGTCACTGGAAACAAGTGGATAAAAATATCAGAAAATACTGTGCCAGTGATGTTGTTGGTACTGTAAACTTCTCTCCAGTAATACAAATTTATAATGTACTTTCAATAACAAAATTATTAGATTATTGTGAATCTTTAGAGAAAGAATACGGTAGAGAAATATTTGTTACATTTTTAATTTGTGATTATCCTACAAGTTTAGACTTCAGAAATTGTCCTGATCAAGTTAGAGAAGTAGCAATTGGTAGATTAGAGCAATGGTTACAAAGAAGCGAAATATTGGGTAAAAGAGATATTAACATACAAACAGTTACAGCAACAATAAATGCCCTTAAAGAAAGAAGACATCCTAATTGGAGACAAGAATTAGCAACATTTCAAAAATATACTGACATGTTAGATAAACAACGTGATGAAAGTATGGAGGAAGCATTTCCTGAATTGCATAATCTTTTGTATAAAAGTAATCGATGAAAAAATTATTAGTAAATGGCTGTAGTCATTCTTCTGGAATACAAGGACCTAGTTTAGATTATAAGCCACACTCTTTTGATGATTACTTTAACGATTATGATACAGTAAATATTGCTTTAGGTGGTAACAGTAACTTTGCTATATTTAAATCAACAATAGAATATTGTGAAAGGCACGATATTGACTTTGTTATAATTGGTTGGACTACTCACGAACGATTTGAATTTAATTATGACGAAGGAGTGCATCAATATTCCCTAGATAAACAATCAGATAATCCAGGATTACAAAAATTTTATAAATTTGCTGACCTACATATGAGTAATTGGAAGGTAGGCTTGTATAATTTACTAATATACCAAATCAGTTTACAAGAATATTTTAAAAGCAAAAATATAGATTATATATACTGTAATATGTATAATTACATACCTAAAGACTGCCATGAACCTTTGTGGAATAGCATAGATACAAGTAAATATTATATGCCACATGACAGTTTTATAGAAAGGTATTTAAAAATACATCCAGAAGGATTTGATAACAACAAACATATTAGTCATCAAAATCTTTATAAAAAGATAGCATTAGAATTAAAAAAATTTATAGATAATTAAAATGGAAAATAAAAAAGAAAATAAAAAAGATAAAAATGTTAATGAAGAAGAATTAACATTAACTAAGGAAGAAGAAGAACAACTCAAAAAGAAGTTAGAAGAGTTACGGAAACGTGATCCTTTTATATACAGATAGGCTATGGAATTAACAATATTAATCTCATTTATGGTAATAATAACAATTTTACTAACGTGGAAATCAAATAGATGAGAGTTCTTGGTTTAAGTTTTGGATTTCATGATGCTGGTGTATGTATGCTGGATGGTAATGATATAGAATTTGCTAGCCACTCAGAAAGATACAGTAAAATTAAAAATGACTCATGGCTAAATCATGACATTATTGCAGAAGCAATTAAAAATGGTAAACCAGACCTCATTGTATTACACGAAAAAGCATGGCTTAAAAAATGTAGAAATTTACTAAATTTAAATTTTTCTGCTTTAAGGGAACCCACTCAAAGGCAATGGATAAAAAAGTATTACCCAGAGCTTAAAGATATACCCATCAAAGATTATTATCATCATGAAACACATGCCTCCGCAGGTGCACTTAGTAGTGATTTTGATGAGTGTGCTGTAATGGTTATAGATGCTATTGGTGAATTTAATACAGCAAGTATTTGGCATTGGAAAGAGGGAAAACTTAAAAAATTACATACTGTAAATTTTCCTAACAGTTTAGGTTTATTTTATAGTGCTGTCACACACCATGTAGGCTTAAAACCTATGGAAGATGAATACATACTTATGGGAATGGCCGCATATGGTAAGCCTGAAAACTGGAAACCACTCAGTAAAAAGATGGGCAAAAAATTCTTTAAATACAAACACCCTTGGATAAGTCATAGGCAAACAATAAGTATGACTGAAAATTTACAAAAAGGACTTTCTAAAAAAAGTTTTATAGGGGTAGACGATTTTGATATGGCCGCGGCCGCACAAGATCAAGTTGAACAACGAGTAAATGCGTATGCTCAGTACGCCAAAGAGATAACAGGTAGTAGTAATTTAGTATATATGGGTGGAGTAGCACTTAATTGTGTTGCAAATAGTTTACTTTTTGATATTTTTAAAAATATTTTTATAATGCCTAACCCAGGTGATTGTGGTAGCAGTTTAGGAGCCGCCGCACTAGAATTGTATAATAAAACTGGAGAAAGAATAAATTGGAAAACACCATATTTAGGATACAATATAGAAGGCAAGTACCCAATTAAAAAAGCATTAGCAAGTTTAAAAAAAGGGGAACTTTTTGGAATAGCAAATGGTAGAGCTGAGTTCGGGCCACGTGCATTAGGTAATAGAAGCCTATGTGCAGACCCAAGAGGACCAGATGTCAAAGACAAAATGAACGTTATTAAAAAACGTCAAATGTTTAGACCGTTTGCACCCATGATTTTGGAAGAACATGTGCATGATTATTTTGAAATGCCAGGGGGTATTTCACATGCACCATATATGCAATTTGTAGCAAAGTGTAAAAAGCCAGAAGAATTTCCTGCTATAATTCATAAAGACGGCACCAGTCGTGTTCAAACAGTACGGAAAGAAGAACATCCTGACTTGCATAAACTTCTAACAATGTTTTACGATGAAACAGGCTGTCCAATGTTACTTAATACAAGTTTAAACATTAAAGGACAACCTATTGTAAACGATGAAGAAGATGCTAAAGCCTTTGCCAAACATTACGGAGTAAAGGTCCATGTCCGAGATTGATTGGCATAAAATTCAAAGAAAACTAGAAGATAGATGTCATATGTGTGGTGGTAACTTGCCGGATCATAGAGGAGTATGTCCAGTTTATGGAGAAGAACTTAAGAAAAGATATGACTCCTTAAATGAATCTGTAAAAAAAATAAGTGATATAGCACAAGGTATAATAGAGAAGCATAATGTTTGATATATTTTACATAGGCGATAATATAAAACTTGCAGATAGTTTTCCATTTGCAAAACAAGTATCTGACCATGACAAAATAAAGCCTAATACAAAAATGTATTGGGTAATAGATCCTAATATAGAAGTTACAGACACAGACGTATTTGATTACAGGCCTGAAACCTATGATATGGGCTATACTCATATATGGAAATGGGATAACCAAAATTATGGTGGTATAACTTTATTACCAAAAAGTAAATCTAAAGGCACAAAAGAAATAAACAAAATTGTTTGTAAAAAGACATTTGAAAAACTTTATACAAAAACACCAGCAAAATATTTTGATAAAAATCCTTATGCTAGTCATGTATGGTGTATAGATAAAGAATACATATTACCAGAAGATATAAACTGGGCTCCAAGTAATTTTGAACCAGACTTTATACATAGTTTTCATTTACGAGGTCAATTAGAACACAAATACCCAGCAGAAGAAGGTGGTATTAAACTTTACCCTAGAGAATGGAAAACTGCTGATACAAAGTATCATGGTTTCTTAGATATAAATTTAGAATACCCTGTTATGTTTGTAAAGGATGTAGAAAACTACTCACAAAGGAATACTTTTAATCATGATTATGTTTGGCTCATAGATTGGGAACATAAAATAAATACCAAATCAACAGACTGGGTACCTAATCCTTTTGAACAAGATATGATACATACATTCCGTATGCCATACCAATTAACAGAAAAATATCCACAAGAAATAGGTGGCATACGACTAGTGCCTAAGAATTGGAAAGGCGCAGAAACCAAAATACATAAAGATTGTCCTGTTGAAGACGAAAACTATGATGTATTTTATACAAACAAGAAGTTTGATGCAGAAACATTTGAGTTTTATGCAAAAAGATCAGAAACAGATTGGTTTTGGGTACTAGACAGGGATTACGATTTTAATGGAAAACTTTTATATGTTCCAGCAAAACATGAGCGTGAATATATCCATGTTTTTAAATGGGGATTAGATCAAAGGTACTTACCTGAAGTTACAGAACTATGGGACGAAAGAGTTGCTGGTATATTTTTAGTCCATAAAGATTTCGATTTTACTAAAAAGAAACTCCACACAGATGTTGTGCCAATAAGATATGATGTTTTCTTTACAGATAATATGAACGATTATGCAACATTTTCTCGTAAAAGCAGAACAGAAGCATATTGGTTAGTGGATTCAGAACATGTTATATCCGAAGTATTTAAATGGATACCACCATATAGCGAACAACAATATATAAATGTATTTAAATTACCAGGACAATTAGAACATAAGTTTCCACGAAGTATAACAAATACAAGTGATAATAGATCTGGAGGTATAAAACTCGTACCTAAAGAATTCAATCCACAAGATATAAAATATCAGGGTTTACTTACAGATATAGAAATAATTGAGTTTGAAAAGTACATAGATGAAGAAGAAGGTAGGAAAAAATCTAAGCATGATTGGTTTTGGGTCATAGACACTGATGTAGATGTTCACAAAGACTTTAATTTTGATTTTATGCCTGAAGTCTTCGACAATGGTAAAACACATATATGGCAAAAATTAAATCCAGTAACAGGTATACAGTATGATTATGGTGGCGTGATGCTATGTCCTAAAGTACCACAAACAAAAGGCAGACCAAAATATATGCGAGAGCCTGCCTGTACACAAAAGCCATATCCTATATATAATCTTACACCAGATGACTATAAAAATGGCTTACAGAGCACCTATGAGCGTCTATCAGGCATGTCTAAACTTGATATGTATTGGGTAGTAGATGCTTTTACACAGGTAAATCAGGATTTCGATTTTAGTTTTTATCCCACTCAATGGGATAAAAATAATGTTCATGTATTCAGCACCGATGAGGGAGAATATAGAAATATTAGGCTAGTACCTAAAAATGCATTTATAGATAATAATTACACAGATAAAGAAATTGCAAATAATAGTTTTAAAAATCTTAAAGAAATAAATATAATTGGTAGTGTGAAACCTAAATGGCCTATAATTAGATTAGAAAGTTTTAATTTAAAAGAGTTTAAAGATAAAATTAAAGAAATAAAAGAGCCATTTGTTTGGACTATTGATCCTGATGTTAAAGAAAATATAAGTTTATTAAATAGTGGCTTTATGCCTATAATTACAGATGTAGATAAAATACATTGTTGGCAAAAACAAAATCCAGTAAACGCAAAAGTTCATGGTTATGGTGGAGTAAGGTTATGGCCCACAAGTATTGATTTTGACAGCATTAAATCGTCAGAATTAAAATTAAATAGATTTAAAAAATTACAATATGTAAAAGAATTCGGTAGTACTTCAAAGGCTTTCGATATAATCTTTTTAAGTTATAACGAACCTAATGCAGAAGTAAACTTTAGAAGATTACAAGACCATATAAGAAGTATAAATGGAACGTTAAAACTAATATGGATAAGAAATATAAAAGGAATATTTGATGCCCACCAGATAGCGGCTACTAGAGTGTCTACTAAAATGTTTTGGGTAGTAGATGCTGATGCACAATTAATGCCAAACTTTGATTTTAGTTACATACCAGATGTATATGATGAAGAAGTTGTTCACGTATGGGGCAGTAAAAATCCAATTAATGATTTGGAATATGGTTATGGTGGAGTAAAATTATTTCCAACAGAGCTAGTTTTAAAAGCAAATTCATGGGGTATGGATTTTACAACAGGGTTAAGTAATAGGTTTAAGTCATTGCCTGAAACTAGTTGTATTACCAAATTTAATACAGATGCTTTTAGCACATGGAGAAGTGCTTTTAGAGAATGTGTAAAACTAACAATAAATAATGATGAGGAGAGCAGGCAACGACTAGATGCCTGGATAAACACTAGAGGAACGGAAGAATTTACTGACGAAGCAGTAAAAGGTGCAACAGAGGGAAACCAGTTTGCACTTAAAAACAAAGATAATTTAGAACAGTTAAATAAAATTAACGACTTTGATTGGTTGGAAGAATATTATGATAAGTCTTGATACCTGGAACGAAGTAGAAGAGTATATAGATAACAGTTATCTACATATTCCTCCAAGTTACTTTGAAAGAGCAGTAATGGATAGACGTTATCCACGTGATGCTTTTAGCAAAGGACAATTAGCAAGTAAAAGTTGGTTACTGCAAGAGTTAAGCAACATAAAAGACTTGCCAGAAGACATGACCATAGCATTATTAGGGTGCTGGATAGGTGCTATAGTAGAACCTTTACTAATATCAACTTTACCCATTGAACGCATATATGGTTTAGACATTGATGCACAAAGTATTGAACTTGCAGAAAAGTTTAATCAAAAACATGTAGCAAATAGTTGGAAGTTTAAGGGTGTAGTTGCAGATGTAAGTGTGTTAGATTGTAATCATATGGAATTTGAGACAGGAGGTGAACTAATAAAGGTATCGCCTGACTGTATTATTAATACCAGTTGTGAACACATGGGCACAGAATGGTTTGAGTCTGCTGGAAGTGATCAACTTATAATTATGCAAACAAATGATTCAGAAGAGTTTGACGGTCATATTAACGTATGTTATACTGCTGAAGAAATGCAACAAAAATACCCATTAAGTAAAACGCATTTTGTTGGCAGTTTAAAAACTCCAAGTTACACTAGACATATGCAGATAGGTTACAAATAATGAAAACAAAAGTAATAAACTTTTATGGAGGACCTAATTCAGGCAAGAGCACAAAAGCCGCAGGACTATATTATCAAATGAATATGGCTGGCTTTAGTGTAGAACTAAACAATGAGTTTGCAAAAGAGTGTGTATGGGAAGATAATGTTCCTATGCTAAAAGATCAATTGTTTATGTTAGCACATCAGCATAGAAAGATACTAAGGTTAGTTGGTAAAGTTGATTATGTGATTACAGACTCACCAGTAATGCTTAGTGGAATATATAGAGAACTTTACAACGGTCCGTTATACAGCGATTTGATTGATAAACTTGCAAAAGAGTGCTATGACAAATACGATAACATAAACTTTATGTTAGATAGACCTAAGTTTTTTGAGCAAACAGGCAGAGCACAAAATCAGGAAGAAAGTATAAACATAGATAATGCTATATTAGAAATGTTTAAAAACGAAAACTTACCATTCTTTTACTTAAAAGATTTAACTGATAATGCAGTTGATGTAGCATTTAAATATATACAAAAAAGACATTTAAAAAGCCAATCTAAAACCTAATTCATAAGTTTCGTTATTTTCTGTATCTGCAGAAGCATTTAAATAAAAATTTCCAAACATATGAGTAACACTTGCTCTTCCTACAACTACTTCATTATTATAAGAATATTCTAAAACATCAGCAAATTTTATCTTAGTATCTTTCATAGTGGTGTAGTAATCAACACCTGCTGTCAAAAACGTTTGCCCAAATTTAGTATTATATAAGGCATTTATATCTGCAAAGATATTAAATCCTTGCATACTGAATTTATTTACTTTAACATTGTATTTGCTATTCTGTTCATTAAAACTTTCAATCCATGTATAACTAAAACCAGCACCTGCTCTATAAAAATAATTATCTCTTATAGGATTTGTAAACTCTGTGAATGTATTTAAAGACTTATAATCTACATCGGCAACTCCAGTGCCATACCATTTAGTTTTATTGTATCCTTTGTGTGTAGAATCAGTATAAAATACTCCCATATGAAGATTATCTATTTTAGCATCTAGAGCCAATAAGCCGCCCTTAGTGTTGCCAGACAGCTCTCCTACCGTTATTCCGTAATCATTGCCGCTCCAACTGTATCCTTTTAATGTATTATTGTCTATATTACTGTAAAATACTTTAGTACCCAAAGTTTGTTTGCGTAAATCTCTTGTGAGTTTAAAGTTGTTAAACACCCCATCCACATAACCATAAGGTTTTGTAGTAATATCGTGTTGCATTTCAGCAAAAGGTGGATCTAACACTTGGAAAAATGTATTTGTAGACTGATTAGATGAATCAGTATTCCTAGAACCTATAAAGTCATACCAATGTTTCCCATCTATTTCTACAGCATGATAAGACCTACCATCTGCAAACCTTGGAAAATCGTTGTATAATGTAAAGGTATCGCCATCATTTAATAGCACATAAGTTTCACTATTGCTATCAACAATATCTAAATCACCGTCATTATCAAAATCAACTATCATAAGATATCCTTCACCGTTCCATAATTGAGGATTGTTTATGCCTCCATTTGCGTATGTAGTGTTTCCATATTGTGATGTGACATCAGTAAAACTATTACCGCCATTATTTTTAAAAAACTGAATCATTCTACCTTGATAATATGGGTCTTTTTTTGTAGAAGCAACTACAATATCTAAATAACCGTCACCATTAAAATCTATTACAGCCATGCTGTTAGCATTACCATTTTCTCCATAGTAATTGTCAGGTAATTCTAACCAAGGTCTATTGCGCCAATCATTTGTGCCGTCATTAAAAAATACAGCACCAGTGCTATTTTCGTATGTTTCTCCAAATCCATATTCTCTGGATAATACAGGATTGAACCATCCAACTGCTACATCACCAAAACCATCATTATCAAAATCACCAACTGAAGCCGTTGTAGCCCATAACATGCCTTTACTAGGGTCTTGATTAACTTGCCATGGCTCAGGTATTTTAGGAAAATTATTATTAACTGAAAAATTTCCATTGCCGTCATTTATAAGCATAGCCCAAGGTAATATTTTATTATCCCAAGTATTATCGTGGATAGGTAAAAATATATCTATGTCACCATCTCCTTCACTATCGCCTATAGCAATATCATGTGAAAATATAGGCCCGTAATCTGTATTAAAAAATAATTCATTAGGCAAATGACTATGACTAACGTTGACTAACTTTCCATTATTACTTAATATTAGATTACTAACACTAAAGAAATCATCAATGCCGTCTCCATTAAAATCTGCTACTGCAGGATTTCTAAAATGCCCACTCCAACCACAACTTCTATAAGGATCGCCTTGTGTTTCCTGTGTTACAAATTGTAAATTTATACCACCACCATTTAGACAAGGTGCACCACCTTCAAATAAATCTTGGCTTAACTCAAAATGTCCTGATCCATCATTTATCCATGCCATAAGAGTGGATTCAGGAACAAACTCGTTATCTCCTCCATACCAATTCCATAAATAAAAATCCCAATGTCCATCTCCGTTAAGATCTGCTTGTCTAACCATTCCTTCATTTACAAATGACCATAGACCATTACTTTCATCACCACAGTCGTCACACCCATTATGATTTCCATATATTGTAGATTGTAAAAAACCATAATCTGCTATCTTAAATTTTTCTGTAGGGGCAGGTAAACCTGTAGTTGTATATGAAGTCATTGTATGAACTATTTTAACTTCATCGCTATAGCCTTCTATATCTAAACTTGTTGTAATACTCCAATCAGTAAAAGGAATACGTTTATCAGTCTCTGTCGTTGTTCCTCCACTATTAGAAGGTGGAGTTGGTGTTGGTGTAACTCCTGCAGAACCGCCGCCACTAGCACAGGCACCTAAAAATAATACTAAAACAATACTAAGTGTTTTCTTTAACATGTTTACAATTCCCCCTAAATGTGTAACCAGGACAACTACATTTGCCGTCATCTATAATATAAACTTTACCATTACTGCCTTTTACCTGAATAATATCAGAGGCTAGTTCTTCTGGTCTTTCGCCTATCTTAGTAAACTTACGTCTGCTCTTAGAGAACTGTTTAATTGGATTTTTAAATACTTTATCATTATGCTGAACTAATTGCCCTGCACTATTAACATGATAAACACCATTTGCAACTGGGTATTTGCCCCAATCTGTGACTTCTTGTAATATTTCTATCATAACTTACTCCTTACCTTAAATTATGTATATATTATAACAAATTATACTATAATGTCAAGTTATGTATGTAGATTTTTTAGTCAAAAAAAGACCCCTTAATGGGGTCTTCTAAAATCCAGGTGCTCTTAGGTAGGGAGTAACATAGGTAGGCACACAGGGATTTTAATTAGATTATACTATATACTTAATATACCTTTTACTAAAGGTCTCCCTAAGTTTAGTATCTAGATCAGTTCTTACATTGAACTTAATTTGATAATCTTTCATTATTGTTCTTAACAAGAACACAACCATTTCAGGCTCAAAGTTATCAAAAGCAAACGACACAAGATTGTTTAAAGAACTTTTGAACTCTTTTGTAATGCTTGGAGACTTCTGATATTCCTCGTTAAGCTCGTAAGCAAGTCCTACAACTAAAGAGTACTTTGCACTAATCTCTGAACTAACTTTACTGTCTAGTTTTTTAACAGAACCGTCAATAACTTGACTTGGGTTAGGAAGATGTTTTGCAACTTTTCTATGCTCTACAAATTTGATAGCCATTCCTTCACCAATGGCTCCTGATATTTCTGCTTTTTGTTCGAAGGAACTAGCAGAATTAAACCCATCAACATTCAGCATTTCACTTACAAAATTCCAACTTCTTGGGGTAGCAAAAGCCTGCGAAGAGCTTTTTGCATCAAAGTCAAATAAGTCGCCTTTACTGTATGTTAAGTAACCCACAACATCAGGATGCACTGAGTTATTAACCGCCCATTGTTGCCAATCTTCAAAGTTCACATCCATATTAATATGACGGAATCTGTTGGCTAATGGTGCCGGCATTCTAAATGTAACACCTCTGTCTGTTTCTCTGTTACCTGCGGCAACAATTCTAACATTGTCAGGAAGCTCATATTGTCCAACTTTCCTATTAAGTACTAATTGATAAGCCGCCGCCTGGACACTTGGGGGTGCTGAATTTAACTCATCTAGAAATAATACCACAGTATCAAATTTACTAGCAAATTCTTTGCTAGGTAAATCACTTGGTGGTGACCATTCCATTAAGTTAGTTTCAGGGTTTCTAAAAGGATATCCTCTTAGGTCTGTTGGTTCCAAAAGTGCTAAACGCATATCTATAACAGTAGAAGTTCCTAGATCACCACTATTTACAATTTGCTCAACAAGTTCTGATTTACCTATTCCGGGTGCTCCCCAGATAAAAATCGGTCTGTTAGCCTTCATAGCCCTTAGGACTACTGGTTTAACTTCCGATGCTCTTACTTTTAATGTTTCCATAATTTACTCCTTACCTTTAAATTATGTATATACTATAGCACAGAATTAGGTATTGTCAACACCTTTTTTAAACTTTTTTTAATTTTTTATTGGATTATGTCGATAAACGATTCTATGTCGTTTCCATTGAGTTTGTACCAACTTGCATCTTCACGATTAAACAGCACCATTTTTTTCTTAGTAAAATAATATGGCCATTGCATTTGGTTATCTAATACAAGGTACATTCTGGGAGTGGGAAATATACTATGATTAAATTCAAAGTATTCAAAATTACGTTTTAATAACTCATTACCTAAATGTGTTAATCTAAGTCCTTGAGGTTTTCCTTTGGATATTCTAAAATTCTGAAATATCTTATAACCCAGTTTTTCCTTAGGTAACGATTTAAAGATTTCGTAATGTTTACTATTTTTAGGAATGCCTGGAATTCGCGAAGAACTCTTTAATAAGCCTTCTTGTATTATATTAAATATAGTATCTATTACTTTATATTGTAACGGTTGATCACTTTTTGATGTCATCTTCAGACACTTCAGGTCCTTGTACCATTTTAAAAACCTTGAAGTCCTCACAAGAAAAAATTCCGTTCAAACGTTCAGCAAGATTAAATGCATGGCCTGGATTACTGAAGGAAACTTTTTTGTATTTAGGTCCAGGGTAAGAAACTAAAGTGTGTAATGTTCGTAGATTAATAGGTTGGTCCTTATAGAAAACACTATAAATTGCTTCTGCTTCTAGGACTTGCTCTGCTTTATATGACGTTTTATTTACTACTTCTAATAAAACTTTTGGTTTTGGTCTGCTCATGTGTATAGTCTCCTATACACTTATTTATCTTATTTTACAGTTAAAACTGTAGTTAATATTAGCCTTTTTTGCTATCTACTAATGCTTTGAATTCTGTAAATCCGCCAATCTTTTCGCCGTCAACGATGATTTGAGGGAATGTTCTAGCACCTGGAAATGTTTCCATTAGTGTTTCTCTATCAAAATCCTCATCTAACATTTTGTATGTTAGTTCGTATCCTTCTCTTTCTGCTAATGCTTTTGCTTGTACACAGAAAGGGCATTGTGGTTTGCTGTAAATTTCTACTTTCATTATTCTGTTTTTATCCTAGGTGTTAAGTCACATGTTGATTGTATTTCCATACCATTAACTTCTGTATCAAACTCTACTTCCATACCGCCAGTTAATTTTGCTGGAGCAGATGGACTAGTAACGTGATGACGTTTTAGATATATGTTTGACTTACCAGCAGAAACAATTCCGTATTGTTTCCTACTGTTCCAAAAATTTAATGTTCCTTTATTCATGTTTTTATTTATGTGATGTCTACTACTAACTTGCACAAAATTAGGTCCATCTGTTTTTCAAAAGTTATTACTAAAGTTTGGTCTTTATACCAATCCTCTCTACTGTAATCCATAGCTCTATGAGGAGTAAAGTGCCACCCCCATTTGCCTTCTGCATAACTATCTATTATGTGAGTACAATTTAAAGGTAAGCCGTGTTGTGATGTTTTCCATTGGTGTTTAAATATTTTATTATATCCACAATCTTCCGGTAAACTAAAATCACTATCCATCTACTCGTAACTTTTTATTTAAAATTTTGAGATTCTGTCTACACTCTATTTCTGTTTTAAACGGACCATCAAATCCATAAGTTAAAAGTGTAGAATATTTAGGACTGTTTGCATGTTTCCAGCCTTTATCAAATTTAATACAGTACCATCCTGCGGCATAGTAAATATCACTATCAGCAGTTTTACTGTATAATGGCACATCCGAGTTATAATCTGGATGCCCGAAATCTATAGGAAAAGGATTAGCATAATCTACTTTATGTCCTTTAATATAAAATTCTTCAATAAAGTTTTCTGGGGTCTCAATTTGTTCATCAAATAAGTTTACATTACCAAAATAATCAGTAACTTCTTCTTGATCATCCAATGTGACAAATTCTTTACCTGTGATGTAAAAATAATGTTCCTGAATATCTTTATTTAAAATACCTAATTTTCTAGGTCCTTGTCTTACAAGCCAAGCAACATCTGATATTTGTTGTAATTGTGCTTTATTTTTCTTTGTGTTTGTACTCATTTTTCTCCTTAATTCCGTAGTCACTATCACGAGCAACTACTGTTCCGTCTACAGAGAATAATTGCTTCATTGGTTGTCCTGTGTAATCTAAAAAACCTTTAGGACACACATCCGTTCTCATCGCTCTGTAAACATTTTTACCACCATCTGGAGTTGTATAAATCCAGAATGGATTAGCAGGCCAATCGTCAGTTAGCCTTTTTACTGCTCTATCTAACTTGTCCATTTAAAAACTCCGCATAATCTCCAGGATTTTGCGACATTCTTTCCAAGTTCCATTTAGCACAAAACTTCATGAAGTAAATTCCTACTTGTTGTTTTACATCTTGTTGTTTTGCTTTTTGTATAATTCTTCTGCTTTCTGTCTTAACTTCTTCAGGTTGCATAGTTAAGTCAATTAAAATTTTATTGCGTTCAAAATCATCTTTAACTCTGTGTTCTTGTTCTTCATGATCTACCCAACGTTGTAACATAAAATTATTAAAGTTATATCCACCTGAATTCCTATCGTTATATGCTTCGGTAATACCTGTCTTGTTCTTAGTGCCTTTTAATCTTGCACCTGGGTAGGCACTAAACACATTATCAGCACTATCACCTCTAACACATTTCTCAAATAATACCCATTCAGGCACAACCGGAGTTTTAACTTCTTTAGTCTTTTTATCTATAACCCACTCGCCTGTCTTAGCATTCTTAAACCCCTCTAGACTAACTATTTGATCTGTTGTGCCGTTATACTGCATGACATTAGGTGCTAAGAGCTGATAAAAGTCACTGTCTGTACTTACAATAATATGGTCATCATTTGGATGTTGTTGGATCCAAGTAGCAATTAAATCATCTGCTTCTGCATTAGATTGCTGTATTACACTACAGTTAGTACGATTATCTAAAAATTTTGTAAGGTCATCATATGCCTCAAAAAATAGTTCGTCATCTTCTTGTTCTCTAACACTTCTCTTATCCATAGTAACTTTTCTGTTTGCTTTGTATGGAGCATAAAAGTCTTTACGCCATGAGCGGCCTTCTAAACACATTACAACATGATCACCATCAAAATCACGCCATGCTTTTTTTATACTGTTGAACATGATATGCATTGCCATTCCAACTCGCATGTCTATGTCTTTTCCACCGCCAACATGTTTAGCACGGAAAAACATATTTAAACTGTCTACTAAAATATATGTCTTTTTACTCATTATTAATTCCTAAGTTATCATTTATTATAGCATCAAAAGGTGATTCTTTCAAGTCTTTTTCACGTTTTTCTTCAAAGTTTCTTTTTAAATCATATGTAAGAAATTTAGAATATTTTTCTAAAATATAAGTAACTTCCTGAGGACTCATATCTTCAACAACTTCTTTTATTACATTATCTAACTTTGCAGAAAGTTCTGCAAGTTTAGTCTTGGCTATCACTTCCAGATTGCTTGATGACGACATCTGTTCCATCTCCTATATCTTCTAAACCATAATCTTGATCTGCTATTTCCTGTACTAATACTGTTCTGCAAACATCATTAAACCATTTGTTTACTACTGCTTCATCACTATCACCAGTATAACCATTATTATGTAGAAACTTAACAAAATGATCATTCCAGTCTAATTCCATAAATCCTGCTTTAGCATTTTCTGGATTAACATCTAGTTTTAGTACATTTACATAAGGCTCTTTATTTATCTCAGCAATCTGTTTATCGTATTCGTATTGCCCTATCTTTCCATTTTTAAATTGTACTTCTAATTTTGCTATTTCTTTATCTTCATCAGTCACAGCATTTAATCCTGCCAGTACTTCTTCTAGTTCTTCGCCCTCATAATAGTATTCTGCTTCTGCTATTGCACGAGTCTTACCTTTAAGACCCCAACTAGCAGGCATCATACTAAATGGTACTTTAGTTTTCTTCGCCATCTTCTTTCTCCTTTAATACTGCTGTAATACTTCTTATTGTGCAAGGAAATCTACTTGCTCTACCAAAACTAATTGGTATAATTTTATCGCCTCTACTTAAACTACTAAATCCGCCCCAAGGTTGGAATACTAGTCTGTGGGCAAAACTAATATTAAAACAAGAATACACTTTAATATCAAATTCTTCTCGTCTATTAGTTCTAACTCTTATAGTATCATTATCTACTATAGTGTAACCTCTAATACTGTTTACCCTAATACTTTTAACTTCTAATTCTGCTTTAGTAACTGGAACTCCATGTTCAGTATATCCCATAACTTTATTTTCATCTGCTTTTGTATCGTATGCTACCATCATTAAAAACATAACAAGTGCCGCTATTAACAACGGACTCATATTTTTTAAAAAGTTTTTATCGTGTTCGTTCATATTATTTTCCTATTGCATTTCCGTATATATGTACGTGAACTCTACTTGTATAGTTATAGCCTCGTTGTATTGCTTCGTCGGCTATTGTGGCTTCTGTTTGTACAAGTCCTTCAAACGTTCCGCCTACACCCATAATCCATACAGGGAAGTCACAGCCGGCATCTCTAAATAGTTTTGTGTGATCTTCTACTTCTTTCCAACTTGCATCAGTACCATTAACAACAAACTTTAGTTGTCCATGTGGACTTACTTCAGCATATCTACCAATTACTTCTGGCTTGATTGCTTTCTTATTCTTCTCACCAGCAGTACTCCACAGTTTAGGACTTAGGCTCCAATACCATTCTGAACCATTAGCCCATGCTGGATATTCTGAGCTAATATAATTAGCAAACTCATCTGTGATAGGTTTAGTACCATTAGTTTCCACAGTAACATTCATTGGCTTATTGCCTCTGCGTTTGAACTCTTCTATAATGTTCATCATGCCAGGTTGTGTGTTCTTAAGCATTGGTTCGCCGCCTGTAAATACCATATGTGCAGACTGTCCTGTAACAGGATGTACAAATTGGGAGTGCGGCAGAAGGGCTGTAAGTTCGTCTACTGCCTCCTCTACCGTCTTATCAGTTATTAAGTGCTTATACTTCTTACTCCAAGTATAACTGCTATCACAACCTTTTTCAAACACAGGCAAATCAAATACGTTTGTTATGTTTGTAATATCCAACTTTTCATATGGCAAATCATATGTGCTTGGGTCTGTAGGATCGCTTTGCCCAAAACCATTACATTGTAAATTGCATAGGAAAAATCTCATCCATAAACTAGGCACACCAACATACTGGCCTTCACCCTGTGCTGAATAAAATGTTTCGCTATATTTAAGTGTCATTTTTCAAATATGTTAAAATTTTATCTATAGATAAATCTGGTATTGCATCTTCTATTGCACTTGATACTATACCATGTATATCACTACTTTCATCTAATACACCATTCCCAGATACTTTATCTTGGAAAGATTCTATTGCTAATTGCCTAAATCCAATATCAAATAAATCATTTAAGTCTTCAATACTAGTATTAAATAAATGTCCAAACTGTAATATTTTTAAAAATATATTATCAGATATATTCGTAGTGACTAATAAAATATCTTCTTCAACAGTTGACTGATTTACAACTACTAATCTATCATTTACTTGAATGCTATCATGATCTGCAATAGCATCTAAACATTCAAAAACTTCTTGTTTGTTTATAGGTAATCGTTGTATAATGGATTCTAAAGAGTATCTACTTAATATATAATTAGTAACGTTTCTTACAGGAACCTGCAATTTACCTATTACTAGGTGTCCGTTTATATTTGTAATACTACTCATTTATGTTCCGCAAGAATGTTGTTGTTGTAATTTAATATTATCGAAAAACTCTTTCTTAGTACTCTGATCTTCCATAAATCTGCCTTCTAAGACAGTTGTTTGTGTTAAACTACTATGTGCTAACACACCTCTGTTCTCTACGCAACCATGTGTTGCTTGTATGTATACACCTAAGTTTACACTACCAGTTGCCGCCTTTATTTCTTTAGCAATATCATTAGCAAGTTCTTCTTGCAATGTACCACGTCTAGCACACCATTGTGCTATTCTAGTGTACTTAGAAAGCCCTATAAGAGTTTCTCCTGCAATAATACCTATGTATGCAATACCTTTAACTGGCTGATGATGGTGCGAACACATACTTTGTATTTCACTTCTAACAACTAACATGCCTTTGTAACCTTCTTCAATATCATTAGGAAATGCTGTAGCATTAGGCATATTATTATATCTGCCCCACATAAGTTCATTTATGTACATCTTAGCAAGACGTCTAGCAGTACCTTGACTGTTAGGATCATTAAACCTATCAATAATAAGAGTATCTAAAACGCCTTCAAAATGAGGAATTAGTTCTTCTATAAGAGCTTGATCGTCTCCTTCGTCCATATACTCAGCAACATTATCACTAGCCCAATACTTATGCCCTGCATCTTTAATTCTTTGTGTTATCTTTTCACTAACCTTCATCTTCCATTTCCTTGATTTTAATCTTTAACAATTCTATTTCCCTTTTAAGAGCAAGTTTCTCATGCTTCTCTTGTCTTACCTTGTCATCACTATCATGATGTTCCCAATGCCTTGTGATCTTTTTATCTAGTTCTCGGTGTATATCTTCTAAGTGTTTTAAATGATTTGTTAAACTTTGTACCGTACTCATTTCTTCATGTTCTCCAGTAAATCCACCGCACACTATTTCCACCATTCCTCATAAGGAAATACTATCCATTTTTCTTCTTCTGGTGTAACTCTATTACCTGTGTAACTAACATCAGCAAAGTCACTACTCTCTTTATCAAATAGTGTAGCATACTTTATGCCTTCATGCAATGCCAATAAGTTATTATTTTCTTCTTTATCCCACAAATCCACAACACCCTTGATGCCGTTTAAAGTATGTCCTGAATCATTAATGTCATCAACAAGTAAAATATCTTCACTACTGTATTTAGACAAAATAGTCTCCAACCTAGTGGATTCCTTGATCATATCATGATCTCTTGTTTGCCATTCGAATCCATGAAAAGGAACTTCATAGTAATGACTAAGCATCACACCCATTACGTAGGCACCTCTGCCAGGACCAATTACTACATCGGGTTTAAATCCGCTCACGTGAATTTGTCTTGTTATCTCACTAAGATCTTTTTGCAGATCTATATCAGAGTAATAAAGTTTTTCCATAAGTGTAGTATAACAAATTTTTGGTATTTGTCAAATTATTTTTTGGACTGAAAAGTAATTTCGTCTCGAACAATATCTTCTAACATATTTTGTGGTTCCCAACCTAAGATCTCAAATGCTTTAACAATATTTGCATCTGTTCTTTCTGCATCTCCGTCTCTTTTAGGACCAACGTCTATCATAAGTGGTTTTTCTGTTTGTTTTTCTACTTCTTCAATAACCTGTTTGATACTAGTACCAGAACCTCCACCAATATTAAATATATTGCTATCGCCTCCGTCCATTAAATAGTTTAAAGCAGATACATGTGCAGATGCTACATCAAAAACATGTGTATAATCTCTTATACATGTGCCATCTGGTGTATCATAATCACTTCCATTTAAAGTAAATGTCTCTCCTTTAAGGGATTTTTCTACTAATATAGGAATTAGATGTTGCTTAGGTGTTAGATTGTATCCTAATCCTTCGTAACTACCTGCGGCATTGAAATATCTTAAACCAGCATAGTTCATTTCATATGCATCTGCATAATCTTTTAAAATATTTTCTATAATTAACTTACTTCTACCATATGGTGTTTTAGGATTAGGAATGTCGCTTTCTGCATTTAAAATAGTTTCTGAGTCTCCGTAAACAGAACTTGAACTACTAAAAATAAAATGCTTGACTCCTGCATTAATAGAATGATTTAAAAGTGATATTGAATTTGCTACATTATTAGCATAAGTAGATGCAGGATCTTTTATGCTTAAAGGCACACTATGATCTGCGGCTAGATGAATTACTGCATCAGGCTTTGTTAATTCTATAACACCTTTAAGTTGATGATTGTCAATATCAAAAGGATACTGAGTTACACCATCTAAAGAGGATTTTACTCTATCAATATTGATAACATTAAACCCCGAGTCTACAAGTAATTTGCAGGTAATACTACCTATAAATCCACTTCCACCAGTTACTAGAACTGTTTTATCTTCATTATTCATTTTTTCTCACTAAACCAGGAGGCAAGTACTTGCTGTGAATCACAAGCAATTGCTCCATTAAAATTATAGTTAGTGATAGCCTCTACAGTTATATCGATACTTTCTTCAAATCTGTCAAACAGTCTAAAGTCTGGATATAACTCTGGATATACTAACCTATTAGGAAGTACAGGTGTACAACCTAAATATACGGCTTCAGCAACACCGAAACCGAAGTTTTCTTGTAAGGCATAACTCACGATAGCCTTACTTTTACCAAGTAACGAATAGTATTCATCCTTGGATAAGTTTTCTTCCTGCGTCTTCACAAATCTAACAGGAACATCAACTCTTTCAGAAACTTGTTTTGCTAATTCATCAAACAACCAAGGTTGTTTTTCATCACAAATTCTGCCATTAAAGATAACAATGTTTTCTTTTTGTTGGCCTTTGTGTAAGTCGAGCCCTGTGTAATCTACAGGCAATCCTGTAACAACTAACTTGTCAGGGCTCACGATACGTTTTTTAATAATATCTTGTCTGATAAATTCACTTGCACAAAAAATTGTGTCACTTATATCAAATATAATATCTTCAAAATTCTTTGCCCAACGTTCCATATCGCGAACAAAATCTGTGTCTGTAAAACTTCCTGCATGAATAATGCCTGTAATCTTTACATCAATTTTATTGAAGTACTTCATATAGGCAATATTTTCAATACCAGGAAACCAAATATCACTAAAAAAGAAACGATCACCATCTGCAATTTCTCCTCTTTCAAACATAGCAGATATTTCTGCCATCTGTAAAGATTTAAATCTGCTTGTAAAGGCGGCATTTAAAAATTGACCTTCAGGAAGAGGAGGAGTTTCGTAAGTAGGCATAACTTTCACATACTCAATGTTTTGCTCATTAAGATAATTTTCAATATCTCTGTCCATATGAACAGTATATCTACCATCAATGTGCTCTAAAGGTATATAAATTATTTTACTCATCTTCGTTATCTTCCTCTCCTAAGCCGTTGACTCCACCATAGTCTACAACATGAGTAATCTCATCGTCTAGACTTTGAGCATAGTCGTTATTTTTATCTGCCTGCTCTTTGCTAATTTTTATTAAAGGCTTCTTTTTTTCTTCAGTCATTACATTGAGTTCTTTTTGTCTTGGATTTCAACTCTTCTAACTTTCGCTAGTTTAGTAATTTCCATAAGAGCCTTTCTTGCTCTTGCGGCTGATGCCTTAACACCGTTAATTTCAAATTTTTCTTGCTCCATTTGATACTCTTCAAATAGTGCTTTAAGTTTTAAATGATTTTCCATTTTATTCTCCTTTAATTGAATATTCCATTTCGCAACCGTTTTCATTATCTTCGGCTACGGATATTTTAAGCCAACGACCTGGATACTTCGCTTTAATTTGCTCAGCCAAGTCATCAGCAATCATTTCACACGATTTAAAATCTAGTTGGATAATATCTTCGCCATATAATTTTTCCAACCATCTTTTAAACTGTATAAATTCTATTTCTCTATCAGCATGATATATTTCTATCCATACCTTAAAGTGAAAAATATGTCTGTGAGGGTATCCTAAAAAGGATACGTCGTATTCGTCACCAGTTGCCAACTTAGGATCTTCTAATGCCGCAGGATACTTATGTATACCTTCTTTACTAAATGTTACCCAAATACTTCTCATACAATTCTCCTTATACTATGTTTGTTGCTTGTGGTCCTTTCGCACCTTCAGTAACATCATATGTAACTTCTTGGTTCTCATCAAGTGATTTGTAACCGTCACCTTGAATTGCTGTATGATGTGCAAACACATCTTTACTGCCATCGCTTGGTGTTATAAATCCAAATCCTTTAGTAGAATCAAACCATTTTACTTTTCCTGTTGCCATTCTTTCTTTCCTTTTTTTGAAGTCTTACCTTCGTTGTTAAATTCTAAAGGTACTTCCTTCAAAACTACATGTCCATATGGACTATGTTCTTTCATTATGCTTCCTTGCTCGGATCCCATAACGTTAAATTTTTTGTTTTAAGTCTATTGACTACAAGTTTATACCTGCTTTGTTCTGCTTTCCATTCTTTTAACCACGTATGACCATCACGTTCTGCATCTATAAAGATTGCATTAGTAAATGCTAGTGGTAGTAAAATTCCCACGTGTATAAAGATACTTATAAGTGTATTATAGTTAAAGAATCCTAAGTAGTTCGCGGCTAAGAAGCCAAAGAACACACTCCATACTGTAAACAGTACTAACATAAAGTATGTTTGTAAACTTGGGTCTGGAATATACTTTAGTGGATTGTATCTCACATCCATTACTCGTCTCCAGCCATTTACAAAGCCCATTGCAGTTCTTCTAAATAGACTAGGTTTGTTTATACTTGGTTCAATCATTTTTTTCTCCTATTCTAAATGGTTCCTTACGAACTCTTTTATTACATGTAATCCTACTGATGCCCATGTAACTACTATTAAACTCCATATCAGTATCTCAATCATCTCTACTAACGAACCTTTTTTCTAGTTCCTTTGCATAATCATAATCTACAAGATAACCAATGCTTAATAAAACCCTTGCTGTATTTCCTTGCACAGGCATAGCAGAATGTTTCCATTCTGAAGCAAATAAAATCATACCATCTTTTTCTGTTAAGTTAATTAGTCTGCTATTAACTACTGGTTCGCCACCTTCTGCAGATTTTTGAACTAAAAAATTAAACCTTACTTGTATTTCGTTATTTTGTCCTCGAGGATCATTGTGTGTATGAACACCACGTCCTACTCCTTCTTGTAATGATGTAGAATATATACATGAAAACAATGTTGGGTAAAGAGCAGAATCTGGTTCCATATTTTTTATTTCTTTAAATTTATCTTTATTAAAGTTATTAGATTTAAATATATTTTCCTTTATTTCTTGTAATGTTTGTTGTAACTTTAAGTTAGAAATATTATCTAACATTAAAGCCTTTCTTCCTCTAGAATAGATACTTGTTTTTGTATCTTTTAATAAATGTGTATTGTCATAATATACCCATTCATTAATATTCTTTTCATAATCATTGTAAAAATCTACTAAACTTTTATGCTGATGATTAGTTAATTTTGTATCTAAAAGAAGAGGCTCAATCATTTATTCGTTCCATCTGTTTTAGGTTTAAAATCTTTTGCCTTGTTTAATGTAAATTTAACAGCATCTTCATATGAATCAAAGTTTGTAGGTATTACTTCCTGTATTTCTTCACCTTCTTCATTTTTAGTAGTACCTTTTAAAAGGTCTTTTACAAATTTATTTTTTTCTTTCCTATCTTTCATATAAATCATCTACAAATTCCTGAAATTCCTCTGGAAATTCAGCACCATTTTTTTCTAAAAATAGTAAATATTTTAATATTGCGTACTCTATATCTTCCTGATTTGTTAAGTCAGCATCTATCTCTAGTTTAGACATTATATTATGTTCATCAGTTCCTGTCAAGACAATTTTCACAATATTTCCTGCCTTTCTAAATATTTGTTCCATGAAGTTAAATAGGATTTTTTAAAAATTGTTTTTAAAGATGCCGTCCAGATACCAGCATTACTACCTGCAAACCATTTATCAGTTATTTTAAATACTGAATTACTGTTAAACTCCTGCATATCAGGAATATTAAATAACAATACAGGAACAAAATTATCTTTTTTATTAAGTTCCATATTAATTATATCTCTACAGTATGTTTGATCAAACTCTAATGTTACAAATAAATCTTTTACTTTTAATAAATCTTTTAAAAGTTTTTCCCATAAATTAAACTGTTTTCCTAGTTTAGGCGTAAAGTCTGTAAAATGTATAAAATTTATTTTTTGATTTAATGCTCTTGCTAAAATTTCTTCTTTAGGTTGCCAGCCAGAGACAAATAAAGTATTTTTACCTTTTAACATAGTATTGTCTACTTCTTTGCCAATAGAAAATATCATGCCTCAAAATCTCCTGACATAATTTCATGTCCCATTGCATTAATATCATCGTCTGCATCAAACTCTTCTTCTTCAAAAAATGCACCAAATCCTGCATTAGTTTTAGCACCAAAACTCATTTCATCTAATAATTTACTATTTTCTTCAATTAATTCATAAGGGTTAGGACAAGCAGGATCTAATACTTCCTGACAAAAACTATCAAAATATAAAACCTTTGCAGGAACGTAAGGACTAAACTCATTACTCTTACCTGACTTTTTATCGTTTATATAATCTCTATAGTCTACATTAGTTCTATATTTCTCTACATCTGCAAGTCTGTTTGCTTCTTGTACAGCAGTGATATGGTTGTACACACTATGAGCCATATAATACAAATAACTCTGTGTGTCCCAACTTGTACTATCTGGACCTTTAGCCTTACCATTTCTATCTAAGTCGCCTTCAGCCATTGCACATATATCTCCAACAGTAAGTCGACTCATTATAGGAGAGTGTGCAAAAGGCATAGGCATATCAGAACCTTTTAGTGCCTGATTATCTATAGCTCTGTCCATTAAGTAACTAAACTTCTTAGGATGGAAACTATTATGTGTATATGTACTACCATATGCACTATTAACAAACGGACTTGCGGCATCCATACTCAAACATATTTCTGGACTATCGTGTTTCCTTAACATTCTTTGTATACTAGTTAAATAACATGCCCAGTCAAGTTTACCTGTACCCAAGAAATGTATCCAGCCTTTGCCTTCTAGTAATCCATCTTCTCTTAATTTAAGGATACGTCTTAGTGCCATTCTCATATTACGTTTTTGTAAGTCAGCAAATGCATATCCTTCCAATGCAAGTTCACTATTACCATATGCTTCTTGGCAAAATTTAGGATCACTAAAATGTTTTACTTTTTCATACCACTCTTCACAAGTAGGTTCATCTACTCCACTCATTACATTTAGGAACTTACACTTACCTGGAGTTCTGTTCTTCATGTAATAGTCCAAATTATACAAACTAATCTGCATAGTTTGTTCAAATGTTTCTAATCCTGTTTTCTTATTAAAAGGAGGAAAGGCCGCAAATGGAGGAACGTCTAGTGTCATAGCCCAATCACATTGCTCTTCTTCCCATTTAAGAATTTTTTCTACAAGTTTTTGTCTTTCTGGATCATCTGGGTTAATTGCATTAGCCCAATCCATTTTAATAACACCTGTAGCAATCTGGAAACCACCTGAGTCTCCTAATATTAAAGTTTTACCTCTATCTCTATCAGTAATCATAGGCTCGCCATCTAACTTAGATAAGTCTAATTGAGCATGACCGGCTGAATACAATCCCCATGGATAATGCCAATAAACATCTTGGTCCTTAAGGAAATCCATACCCTCATGACCTAATTCTAATCCTTCTGGAACTCTTGGTGCTCCTTCTTGTTGTAATTTTTCTAATTGTTTTACATAGAAACTACTTATAGCAGGCAAATAAATTGCATAGTCTTTTTGTGTTTTTCCTAAATCATACATCTTTTTTACTGTCCTTTTTCTTAGTTTCTTCTTTTTGTTCTTCAAATACAAATCCATCTGGTCTGGCTTTACTATCTAGCCATGCCCTTCTTTCTTCATCAGACCAACCATTTTCTATGTGTAAGCCTTCAGGTATTTTTACCATTTCATACCAACATTAAAACTTAAAATATTATTGTCTATTGGATCTTCCGTATAAGTGTTAGTTAATCCTAAAACTAATCCATTATCAAAATTATAATTTAATGAAGTTTCGTTCCTTACGTAATCGTCTGCTTCGTCACCGACCTCAACTAGATACTTGTTAGTAAAGTTCACTTTATCAGATATTTTAAAGAAAAACCATAAACTATTTCTGTAAATTAATTCATCTACTAAGTCACTGGTTAAGTAACCTACAGAAAATTCATTACTTGCTTTAAACCTTTCTGTTCTTAATAATTTATATCCGTAACCGAGTGCCATACTAATTCTTTGTTCGTCGATTCTAAATTTATCTACATCATATGAGCTTGTACTTACTATATAATGTTTTGGAGCAAAAGTATAAATTAATTTATGATTCAAATAAAACTCATTTGTGCTTTCAATATCACTTTGAGTTTGATACATATAATCTATTTCTATTGCTCTTTGCCATTTACCAGTTTCTTTAGAATTATCATATGAAATCTTAAATGTTGCATCATCACTATTAATTAATGTTCCGCCTATTTTGGCACTTCCTGTAGCATTTACAGGAAAAGCAAGTAGCATGAAAAATGCAATTAATAAACTTGCAATACCTAGTTTATAATATTTTTCTATCTTGCTGTCGTTCATTTAACTTCTTGCTGGAAGTAGATATGTATATTTTCCAATACCACTATCAACTATAATTTGTAATAAGCCTTGATCATTAATACTCATAACACAATTACCTGAATCACTTAATTTTAAAATTTTAAGTACAATATCTAAAGGCCATCTCCAGTCCTTAGTAATACTTCCTTCAATACTATCGCTAACTAAAATTTTTGTTCTATCACTTACACCATCACCAATATGGAACCATAATTTAGTACCATCAGTTTTAGGACTAAAGTTTGCTTCAAATCCTCCTAGCACACTATTAAAATAACCTAAGTCTTTTAAATTTTTTGTTGAGGGGACAACATTTACATCAAACTCTGCACCCTTAAATTTAATTGCTTTTAATTGCTGGTTAATTACATCTGCCAACATAAATCTATAATGAGCATCATTACCATCTTGAGCTGTAAATTTAACTTCTACTGGAACATTTTCGCCATTACGTTCCTGCATTATTACTTCTTGCTTTGCATTTTCATCATCAAAGCCAGGATATTGTAAATAACCTTGTAACACCTGCATTCTACTTAAACCAACTGTTGAGTCGATAAACTCTGCTACAGGGTTTAACATCTCACCTTTAAAAATTACTGTTTTATGTTCATCAACAGTTTCAATTTCTGTTTTATCTAATGAACCTGTAATTTTAACCATTTCAAAGATACCTAATCCATGAGTATGTTTTAGTACATCTTTAAATACATCTTTAATTGCCATATTTTATCTCCAAGAATATCATCATATTATACACTTATTATTTAGGTTTGTCAACACATTTTTACCAGTTTTTTAGATTAAAATTCAAAAAATGCAGATAGTGTTTCACTTTCTGTAGTCCTACTTAAATCATATCCTAATGGGCCTAATACATTTTCAACTTTTTTATCCACAACACTTTCTTCCATTAGTTCCTCATCAAAAGGCAACTCTTTAAACCACTGTGGTAGGTTGAGTTCATCTGTTGGATAGGCTACACTAGTATAACCCATTGGATTGTTCCTTAATTTACATACAACTACTTTCATACCGTCAGTTATAGGCAGACTGTAATTGTCACTATTTGCTTGTCTTAAGTTATTCCAGTTTATACTTGCTCTTACATGTCCTGGAATCATATTACTTTGTCCTTCATTCTTAACAGATTCTAGTTTATGCAATCTATAATTTTCAGGCACTTTTGCCTTTTGCATGAGCTTTGCAGTATACATAGTAATATTATTAGCACGTTTAGGCATACCCTTCTTCCATGGTTCTAAACTTTTAAATCCTTCTTTAAAATCTTTAATTTTTTGTATTGCATGGTCTTCACCACACCCATTTAAACAATCTACTAATGTATCTTCTAAAAAGTCTTGTATAAATTCAGGTGTATCACTACGTTTTATTTCTAGACCCATTGCCTTTAGTTTACCACCTTCAGGCTGATACCCTTCAATATCTAAACATAATATCGCATATCTTTTCTTTGTTAAAAACAATCCAGAACGACCAACTACTTCGCGACCTGCTTTCATAACCTGTCCTGTCTCTAAAGGAACATTAAATGTATCTTTTAAATACTGAGGGAAAGTTTCACTTACTTTATCTGAAACATGATCATATAATGCAATAGCACTATCCATGTTTAACTCCTCTCCTTCTGGCAGAGCAGGAACGGCTGTAAAATATACAGAGTCAGTGTCTCCGTAGATTATAGTGTCTCCTTCATGATTATATTCTCCAGTAAACATTAAATTAGTTTGGGCACCCATATGTCTTGTAATACTTCTGCCTGTAAGTGTTGTACTCTGGCCTATACGTTTATCATAAAACCTACATCCAGGATTTAATATTGCTCCATATAAACTGTTTAATTGGATCTTTTTAACTAATTGTCTTTTATCCCAAAATGCTATTTCTTCAGGTTTGGTTGCGGCTTTTTTCTTAGCCTGCATTTCCTGTCTTTCTGAATACCAACGTTCAAGTAGTCCTGGCACAATTCCTTGGAAGTCTGTTTTAAACAATGTGCCATTAGCACTAATGTTCCAAGGTTGCCCACTATTAAATACTAGATTATGAACATCAGCACCAGTTACTTCAACACTAGCACCATCTTCCATATCTAAATGCATAATATGATCTACGTCTTTGCTACGAACGAACTCAAATTCATCAGTACCAAATTTTCCATGCCAGGCATCACTAAAGGATTTTTTCTCTAATCGCATGGCGTTACTTATAGTTTCTTCCGTATAATCTAACCTTAACTGCCCCACAATAGTTTCTGGAGCCATGTTTAAGGCTCTAAACACACTAGGATACAGACTGTTTAAGTCCATACTGCCTACCCATTCATGATAACCTTTCTTAGGAGTTGCCACAAAGGCACCTGCCGCCTGGTCTCTATCAGATGCTTTAGGCCTATCAGGCACAACAAAATCTCGCCTATGTGATTCATTTATAATTGCTTGTTCAGTTGTTGCTACAGCACCCATTGTTTGAGGCAATAGTATTGTGTTTTCATGTGCAATAATATTTGCTAAGTCTATAAACTGTAACTTCTTATCCATCTTAGCCAACAGCATAACATCTTGTATGTTGTATTCTAAAAACTTTTCAAAGTCATGGTTATAAAGTCTATCTAGACTACCTTCATAAGGGACTTTTTTCTCCCCTATCTCCATTTCTCCTATATAGTCTAGCCTATAACTATGTCGTTCCTCATAATTATATTTTCTATACAGGTTAAGATAGTCTAGATGAACCCGACCAACTAGGTCGAAACTAGTAATTTCTTTGCCATATTGTTCAAACTTTCTTTCTTTTGGTAATTTTTTTAATAAACAAAGCCTCCTAGTTTCTGCCTTGCCCATTACTCTTATAATCCGATTTACAATATAAGGAATATCATATCCCTCACTATTCCAACCACTTAAAATATCAGCATCGTCAATAACTGTTAAAAATGCATCTAGCATTTCTTTTTCTGTTTTGTATAAAATAACCTCAGGCATGTGTTTTGTCATTTCTTTTGCCTGCTCGAACGATATTCTTCTTGGAGGGACAGCCAAACATATCATACTATCCATCCAATCTAAATATACACCTATTGCTGTGATAATAGAATATGGATCTTGTGGACTACTATATCCTCTAGATGGATCAAAGTCTGTTTCAATATCTAAAAATGCAGTTTGTAGTTTAGGTGCTTGGCTATTTGTATAATTTTCTGCCAGTGTTTTATTAAGAGGTCTTATATCACTCTCATATAATCCGTTATGTTTGTTTATACCAACATTACGTTTAAAGTCTTTTATATTAGCACAACGTACTTCAGTTACTGGATCACCATATATACTTTTAGCCTTACCTTTTGGATCTTTATAATAAAAATTATGTAAAGGTTTAAGTTCTTTAATGATACGTTCACCGTTAACTCGTTCAATAACGGTTACGATATCCTTAGACTGCTCATAAAATGCGTCTACATAACTCATAGATAATTTACCTGTAAAACTTTATTATAACGGTTTTCAATTATTAGTCAACAACTAAAGTGTTTTTCCAACAACTTCCAAAATTGTTTCTAGCTCATCAAAGTTATCACGCTCATCTGTGAACTTGGCCTTGTGTGCTACTTTAACTGCTTTCATTAGGATAGATGGTTTAATGTCCATCTCTTCTGCTATTGCTTTAACTGTTTCTCTGAGTCCTGTGCTAAGAGCATCGACTTCATGAAGGACTTGATCTCCTTCCTGGATTAATTTTTTGAGTCTTGCGACTTCTTCTTGATTGAATACTTTATTGAACGACATATTTATTCCTTTATATAATAATATTTAATTGATTGAATATTAGTATAACAGAAATTCTGGCTATGTCAATAAATTTATTTGTATAGATAAGGGATTTTGCTCAGGAAGTTGAGGTGTGTAATTTTTAACTTCTATATTAAAGACACTTTTATAACCAGGAGGCTGTATAAAAGCCAACTCATTTAAAATATTTCTGTCTGTAATTCTGTTGGCTTGTTTATCGTAAACAACGAATTCGTTGCCTAGATAATGTACCTCTAGGATCATTAAATTTCTACTGATGCTTCAAATGTAAACTGAATATCGTCAAACTCATCAAATAGCATTTCTGAAATAGAGTCTCCTTCATCTGGATCTATATGTTCTTGTAATACTATTTCGTATATCCACATATCTCCATCATGATCTTCAGATGTATAAGCCATTACTTCTACACCTACTTTAGATTTCTTTTCATCATATGCTGTAAGCAATTTTGTTTCTACAATGCTTTGAACTATATCATAATACACAATAACATCCTCGTCTGGGAGTTCTTCTCGTGTCAACATTCTTACATAGTGTTTTATAAACATTAAAATATCCAAATAAGAACAGCCATTGTGATCATTCCCTTAAACCAACTAGCCCAAGCGACTTGATACATAGACAAGTTATACTTTTCTATAAAGTCTAACGTTGCATCTTTATGCCATTCTATAAAATTTTTCATTACTATTACTTACCTTTACTAAATGCCTGAGCACCAAAGAATGCGGCTACAATACCTGCTACGGCTACAAAGTATGTGGCGGCCATATCGCCTAGTATTTCACTTGCCTGACTTAAACCAGCCAATACTGCAATTACTACAGCAAACGGATACAATAACATACCACTTAGTGCAAACCAAGCCATACTTCTTTGTGCATCACGCATTGCGTCTAAATCTTCTAGTTCTTTTCTTTTAAATTCTAAGTACATTGCCTCTTCGGCTTTACTTACTTTTCCATCTCCATTACTATCTGCTGGATGGAAAACTTTTTTTCCTGTGTCTTCTGCCATGGTTGTTACTCCTTTTAAACTACCATTACTATTTATCTGGTAATAAATATAACGATGATACAAATAATTACTGAAAAGAAAGGCCCTAATGATTTCCTGTGTATCAATGATGTCGTGCAAGACCTATCAATTCAGCATTCAGGTAATTACAACATAGAATGGAAAGATAGAAATCATACCGCCTGGAACAAAAGGTTTAAAACTGAACATTATAAAAACATATCTATAGACGAGTACGACCCCACGCAACCAGCATACTATCTAGTTACTATGCCAAATACTATAGACAGGTTTAATACAACTTGGGCAAGATTTTTAACACAACATACTATTGATATTTTAAAACAACATAATATACCATTTTTATTAAGCCAACCGTTAGAGCATACACATGACTATATAGATACTGGTCAAAGTAACTTAAACAGACTAGATTATAAGATAATGGCTGTGGACTCATTACTGGCTTCTAGAGGATTACATACTAATAATATTGCTATACACGGTATATCAAAAATTCATAGACATGCACATCAATTAAATAAAAGAAAAATATTTGATATTTTTAGCACAGAGTTTTTAAATCAAGGTAGATTTTATTTAGAGGAAGATCGCAACCATTTAAATTCCTTATGTACATTTGAAGATCATATAAAGTGTAAAGATATAAAAACAAAAACTTTTATATTATTAAACAGACTTTTAAGAGACATTAGATGTATATCAGCATTAAAATTATTACCATATCTAGACAATGGTGTGTTTACATTTTTAGGAAGAGAAACAAACAATAGGCAATTACCTATAACAGAAGTAAAAGAAAGACTTAATCTTATTTGTGATATAAATAACCTAACAGAAGAAAAAGATAAAGTTACAACCTTTTTAAGAAATTTCCCTTATGAATTAAATCATGATGATTTAGAAAACCAACGATTAAATCATACAATTAATGATCATCGTAAAGAAGTTTATTACGAAATAGTTGCTGAAACACATGATATGAATATTTTTGATAAAGATTTAAGTATCTTGTCTGAAAAAATATTATGGCCTATATTAAATCATTTACCATTCATAGTAATTGGGCACCGTCGTAATCACGAGTTTTTAAGAGAGTTGGGATTCAAAACATTTGATCATTTATTTTTTAATAAAGGAGACCATAGATTTACAGGAACAAATGTAAAAGAATTTTTATTATGCTTAGAACAAGGTGTAAACCACTATAATAATACAGGATGTAATATAGACTTTTATAAAAATTTAGAAGACGATTTAAAGTTTAATTTTAATCATTTAGTAAATACAGATTGGTTTAAAGAAGAGAGCGAGTGGTTAATATCTAACCAGAATATTTAAAATTTTTCATATAGTCATTACTAAAGTTTCTAGTAATTAAACTACCTAATTTTTTTCCTTTTATATCGTCAAATAACTGTATGTTATTTTTTTTATTGCTAAGATCAATTCTTTGTTCTAATAAATTTAGATAATCCTCATTTATAGAATATTGTGGAAGTAATTTTTTTAAATACCTGTGATGCATAAGCATTGTAGGGTGTTGATCTATTTTTCCATCTTGGTCTTGCCATTCATATCCTTTGTATTCCCCCATTTGCTCTTCAGTAAATTCTTTTAATGAAGGGAAGTTTTTAAAATTAAAGAGCTCATTTATCTGATTATCAAAAAATTCTACATCTACATTATAATAATGATTATTAAAATCTGTAGGAAAGCCTTTAAGTAATATGAAATTTATTTTTTTAGATTTACAAATTTCATATATAGACTTTAAACATGAAAAACTTTGCATTAAATTATGCTCATCACTATAAAAGTTTTTTAAAAACTCTTGAGGCATTCCAACATAAACATTTCCGTTACCTTGCCAACCCCAATCTCCATTTGGAAGCCATACATCATATCTAACAAATGAAGTAGACATTACTATTACAGTATCTCCTTCTCCTAGGTTAAGTAAAATATCTGCTTCTGTAAAAATATTGAGCATATAATTATGTCCACAACCAGGATTGCCCAAGTTGTAATGCTCTTCAAAATGAGTACCAGCCATATCAGCCCAAGTAGGATAATCATACTGGGTAAGACTACATCCTATTGTGATTAATCTACTCATACAAGTATTTATTACTTGTCTTTATGGATTTTAATTCTATTGATAATGGTTTCCTGACCGTTATGATATTTGCCTCTGCCTTGGCTCTTAACATATCCATCAACTTTAATTTTACTACCAACTTTAAATTGTTTATCATGAAAAAACTTTAAGATGTGTTTATTATCAATACTTGTAGTTACTAAGTAACTCATTGTTCTTGGGATATATCTACAAAACTCAATTACAACATCAAATGTTTCTCTTTGATGTAATTTACCTTGAGCCGAACTTGTAGCAGATAAAATATGTTCCCTATCAGTCCAGGCATCTTGTTCTATTTTATTTAAATAAACCTTAGGCAAACTTGCCGAAATACCTATCTTATCTTTTTGAATAGTGTCATTGCTTACAAGTTTAAGGACATTTTTTTCAAAATCTGTAAGCTCACGCTCAATTGCTTTAAAACTTAAACCTTTAAGATAGTCTATAATAATTTCTGCTAAGTCAATATCTTTTTCAAGGACTTGCAACTTTTCTTTTTCTCTATAAAAATGGTTGTATAATAAATCACTATTGCAAGTTTTATTTTTATGTTTCTCGTCAAAACGAACTTGGTCCTTTTTAATAAAACCTTCGTTTATTCTATGTGCGGCCGCACTAACTGATAGTACTTCTTTAGTTGGGAACATTCTTCTCTTCTCCTTACTTACCAAACTATATATAGTATAGCACTTAGTGAAATTTTGTCAAGTCTTTTAAAAAGTGTATTTAAATGTATCAATATCTATTTCAAATTTTTGAGCAACTAGTTTTTTAGTTTTTTCAGTATACATAGGCTTATAATCAATAACTTTTTTACGTTGGCTGTTACGGTGTTCTATTGAAACTTTTTCTTGTATATTAAATGTTTCGCATATCCACTTACATGTTTCATTTATCTTTTCAACTTTACCTATATGGCTTAAATAATCTATTTTTCCATATTGGTCTGTAATATATTCTATTTGAGGTTTAGCATGTTCATATACAAAGTATGGAGGCTTTTCTAACTGTTTAAATTCATCAAAAGGTAGAGTTAAAAAGTCTTCAAAAGTAAATTTTGTATAATGCCATTTGTTTATAAAAGTAAATGATGATAATGCTCTAGCCCAGGGATTTCTTACCATGGTGGCGAATGTGTATGCAGGCTCTTTAATAGATTCATATATAAATTCTTTATTTCTTTTCATTATTTCATGAGAGAAGTGAGGAACTTTATTATTATGTAAATAAAAATGCATAGATGTACCTGCGGCTTTATTTACTCTAATAAAAAATAATTGTTTATTAAATAAATCCATATTTTATTCGTTAAAAATTTTATTTAAAATTTCTGATGACTTGTCTGTTAAAAATGATTTTATACAATCTAAATTTAAAATTATCTCTATTACATCTAAACTTTCTGGATATTTATAATGAATATGATTCACTAATTCCTGTGGGTCATTTAAATTTATAGTATCTGGATAATCTTCTTTGTCTATTTGGTATATATGATCGTCATTGTATGTAAATGACATTTCGTATATAAAAGAATTAGGGAGGGATCGAGGGAGAATACCTTTAATTAAATGATTAAGGTTTTCGCCCTCTTTGGTTCTCTTACCCAAGAGCACTATTTTTGTGCTCTTATCTGGCACTACTTCTTAGATTTTTTAGTTGGCTTAAGACTAGGATCTAAGGTAAATGCTTCTGCTTTTTTACTTTCTGCTTCTGCTAACATTCCTTTAGCATCTTGTTCCATTAATTCTGCTTGTACCAATAAACCTTCTGCCACACTAATGTCTGCTTCTGGTTCAACAGGATTAGGTGTTGCCAAAGATGTTGAATCTATCTCTGTGTTTAAAGGAGGATTAGATCCAGTATCTAATTTATTGATTTCCACATTTACTTCTGATAAAGATATTCTCTGATTAGGTACAGGAGTTAAGAAAACCATATCTGTTGCTACTTTTTGTAATTTTTTACTAAAGTGTAAATCATTTAACATATTAGCACCGTCACTAAATTGACGTCTTGCTAGTACTTGGGAAATATCATTTGCTTCTTGTCCTTCTAAACTAGACACAACGTTCATTAAGTCGTCATGTTTGTTATCTGGTAAAGCATTTGATTCAACTATTAGACAATTTTCAGGCTCGTTTGGAACTTCTCTGAAGACCACGACACAAGGTCTGTCTCCATATGATCCTACATGTTTCATTATATCTGCCATATTATTCTCCGTCTGTTGTTTCAGGTGCTGGTGCTTCTTCACCATCGCCTGCTTCTGCTTGAGCTTCAGCCGCCTGGGCTTGTTGCTCACCTACATAGCCAAGAAAAGCATTTAACTTATCAAATACTACTCCTACCTGTGTAAGTTCATTACCTCTAAAGGCACCTCTTTGTGATGCTAAATCAACAATTTGTGCTAATAGTTGTAAGTCTTGTAAACCAATACTTTCTGGAACTTGCCCTTCTGGTGTACCTTCTGGTGTACCTTCTGGTGCATCTCCTACAGTAACTTCGTCAGATACTGTTTCATTTAATTTATTTTCTTTAGCCATTTAAAAACTCCTGTTTTATTATAGTATTATTTATTGTCTTAGATTTTATCAAATAAAAAAATTGGTTAAGTTTTTTGTATTTTCTTTATTCCTTCATTTGAATTATAAAAATGTATAAAATTATCCATATCTGTAGGACTTTCAAAATATACATATATTGTAATATAGCCATAAACATTTTCTACAGTATAGTGTACCAAAAATTCTGGCACTTCTTTAATGTAGTCAAATACATCTGTATTACTGTCATCTTTTTTGATTTCACATTTTACTTTATTTCTTAAAAAGGTCACATAAAGATCATTGCCATGCAAATTTTTAAAGTCTTCTTCAGATAAACATGTAGTTTTTTTAATCATATAATCCTTCCGATGGATAGGTTATATAACCCATTTTATCGTCATCTCTTATTATTCCATATAGCCAAGTGTTTTCCTTATCATTATCTAGTATAAGTTTTGCCATATATTTTGGCCATTCAATATTATCTTTTATTTGAGCAGGACACATACCATAGGAATTAATACCATATTGTTTTTGTGTCTGTATAATTTGATAATCTAATGCTCTTAGCATTTTATATTGTAATAAATCTTTGAGATCAGGATATTGATCTCTTGCAACCTGGCTTGTTATATGACATATTTGTCCTTTAAATCCGTTATTAATTAACCAATCAAACAAATATACTTTAAAAAAGTTTGTGTCTAAACTATTATCAAACCATTCTCTAAATATTAATTTTTGTGTATTTTGATTTTGTATGTGGATAGGACGACTCATTTCAAAAGGCGTACCTACATTAATATTAAAAACAACCGTATCTGGTATCTCTAATTCGCTTGCCTTAGAGTCAATAAATGATTTAGGGTCTTTGTAATCTAAATTACTTCTACCAAAGGCATGAACTTCAGTAGCATGTTTCTCAAATTCAGACAGCATGACTTGTCCAAAATCTGAGCTGGTTCCAAAGACCCAAACAATCATTCTTGTTCTCTTTTATACGGTACAGTAATGCCAAAAGGTGCTTCTGGAATTCTGTCGCCATATCCACCGTGTACAATAAACAAGGAGTCACAATAGGATTCGTCGCCCCAACTACCGTAAGGGTAACCGTCAGTAAACATAACTAACTTTTTAGGTTGTACTCCTTCATCTTTCATCCAATCAAATACACAATCAAAATCGGTACCACCACCGCCATTGAGCTCGTATTCCATAAACTCGCCCATATCTGACTGTGTAAATATTCTTGGATTATAAACTTCAGTATCAAAACATAATAAATGTATTTTAAAGTCTGTGTACTGATCCATTATGCCTTTTAGTTCACTTAAAAAGTCTCTGGCCATGTCGTCATCTATAGAGCCTGACATATCAAGAGCCGCAACAATATCAATAGTTGTTTCTCTATCAAGACCTGGTAAGTAATAACCTTCATTAAGACCCTTTCTGCTAGGAGTTGCCATAGTATAATCATTTCTCATTACACTTTGAATTTGCATAGCAAGTAATTGTCTCCAGTCAAGTTGTGGATTAAGTAAATCGTTAAGAAGTCTTTTTACACCACCTGGTAAGTTACCAGCACCAGCCGCCTTGGCGGCCTGCATAGTAGCATTTTTAAACTCTTGTGATATTTTTTCTTTTTCTTCAGCAGTATATTTTGCAGGACCGTCTCCGTCTCCGTCACCATCTGTATTACCTTTACCAGCAGAACCCGAACCTTCATCATCACCCTCTTCTCTGTCTAAGTGGACATCAAAAGAATCCATTTCCATAATGCGGCCATCTTCTTTTGCTTGTTGATAAAGATCATCATATATTTCTTCCGAAATTTTGCCTCTGTATTTCCAATCATGACATATTTGTACCAACTTAATTTCTTCTCCAACTCTGGCATCAATCAGGTCTCCATTAATAACATAATCGTTTGCAACATTCCAAAGTACAGGATGTCTGTCACCTCTACGATTAGCATCCATATGATCATATACACAATGTAATACTTCATGTCCCATAAGAAATACACATTCTGCATCACTTAATGCGGCTACAAAATGTTTGTTATAATAAAAGTATTTGCCATCAGTTGCGGCTGTTGGGCACCAACTAGTTGCGTCTTTAATAATTAATCTAGTTGCTAAGTTGCCAAAGAATGGTGCTGACATAAGCATTTCAATCCTGGCTTTTATAAGTTTATCCCTTACTTCTTCATCAGATAATGTAGTTTCAGGTATATCAACTAATGTTTTAGAGGCACGGTCTTTAGCAGTACCGGTTGCCTTAGGTGTTTTTTCTAGTGTATCTGTCATGCTTTACTCCTAACTATCTATATAGTATAGCAAATAATACAGATATGTCAAGTGTTTTTTATATAAGTCTTACGCCTAGACTTCTTGTTAGATTAAGATCATGTTGCTTAATACCATCAAAAGGCATTAGACAGGATAGGTCACGTTTTACAAAGAAATTATTATCAATATCAACTCTTTGTTTGCATTCTTTTACTGCTTTATGCACACACATTCCATAGTGTAAACCGCAAAAGACATAATTTTTTATCAGGCCTGAGTCTAAGACTAATTGATTAATAGTTTTATAAAGTGGTAAATATTTAAAATATTCGTGAATAGGTAATGTAGATTCTGAATATACAACTTTATTACTAATCTCATCTATATCCTGTCTTAATTTATCCAAAAAAGCAACATCATAAAAATTCATATTTTCGTCATTGTTTGGATTTATGACTGGATCAACTATTACCCATAATGCTTCTTTTTTTAAATATTCATAATCAGATTGCAGATGCATTTATTTTGAGTTAATTATTAAATTATAAATTTCTTCCCAATTTTTTACTACATTAGCATTACCTGTGTAGTCCATATTGTGGCCATGTTCTACTAATACACCGTTAAGTCCGTTATCAATACCCCAATTAAGATTCTCTG